TGATAAAATCATCAGACTTGTCCATTTTAATAACCATTTCAATCCTCCTCTGGTTTTTTTCTTTTGCCTATGTTGTATTTAGTTTCAAGATTCCATTCACCCTTCTCTTTGTAAGAGATGACTTTAATCTGATTCAATGGTGCGATGTCATTGACTTTATCAGTCGAGACAACAGAGACCAATCCCCAGTCTAAAAGTAACTGGATAATGCGATTTCTTCTTTGTACATCATTGACTGTAATATTAGCTCTCTTACCATCTAATGCAAATAGTTCTTTGAAGTGTACGATATAGTATCTGCCTTGTTTATGTAGAATATGACAAGACTGATATAGTTTCTTTTCCTTTCTTGACGCTACACCAATACGAGTTAATGTTTCTCTTACCTTAAGAAAATCATCTGGTTCATTTAATGTAATTTCAATCATCTGGTCTGGCGACCAAGTAATTTGAGGCTCAACAATTGAGTTCATTTTTTTCCTCCAGTTTCAAGTCGATCTCGAATAAACGAGAGTTGTTCTCTAGTCAAAATATGTAAAACCTGTTTTGCCTTTTCATTACTATATCCATAGTATTTCTTGACAAGTTCAAGATTTTCGATTTGTTCTTTACGAAGCCAAGGAGAGTATCTCTTCCTTTTCCTGAGACTATTTAGAAAAAAGTCATATTGTAACTTCTTTGCTAGATTGGGATGTTTGTTCATTTCATTTGCAAACATGACCGCATCTATGTGTCCAGATAGACATCTATTAATAATATAAGATGGATATTTCTTTTCTAAATCAATATCCTCATCAATCAAATTATTTTTATTTGTGTTGATTGAGTTTAACCAATCTTTCAATTCCATTTTTTTCTTTTCACAATGATTTGATCATTTTCATAATCAGGTATAAATTCTATAGGGTCATCATTATCCCAACAAAGTTCTCCATATAGAGAATTTAGAATAGACATATCATCCCAAAGATCGTTTGGTTTAGTCATGTTTCTCGCTCCAGTCTTTAAAATTAGTTTGTAAATCTAAAGGTTCGGGATCTGTAATACCCTTCACTTTTTTCCAATTACTATACAGTGCTTGGAGATGCCATGATTGAGATAAACTCTTTGGCCCATGTTCAAGAAGATCGAGTTCCATCTTGTTTCGAGTGTGAGCCTTGTATTCTTCTCTCCAGTTAGAATCATCAAATGTTTTCATAATTTATTTTCTGATAATAACAACATCCCCTTCATCATCATCGTCTTCATCTTGTGCCTTGAAAACTAAAAGTTCTTCACCAGATTGAACATCAGACATCTCTGGATGAACGTTTCTTCTCTCTTGTTGTCTATTGAAGTCTCTTAAAGTTGATGTCATCATAGCGTACATATATGCGAAGGTTGCCCCTGCAAGACAAGCAAAACAAAGAAAATATATAAAGACGCTGGTATCATTCATCGGAAACCTTGTTGTAGTATCTTTTGTATGGGTACTTGTTTTATCTTATCTATAATGTCAGTTTCTATTTTGTCTAGAATGTTTACATCTAGATGCATGAATGGTGGAATAATGCCCAACATTCTCAATAGTCCATCGACAAACAATGCAAGAGTGGTAAATCCAAGAACCATGCTGATGACAGTGGCATCACGATTATGTTTTGCCATGGATTCCTCATCAATCCTTGTTGCCTCTTTGACTGCTTCTTTAACTGCAGCCTCAATAAGAACATTAACTTCTTCTTTAGTGTATGCATACTTACGAATTTTTTCCTCACTAAGACTTCTCTCTCTAGGATAGTCTGTGATAGGAAATTCTTGTAGGATTGTTTTGATCATAGTAGTTACCTTATGATGTCGATGTGCATATCTTTAGTCCAAACCTCTAATTCTGTTCTGAGAGAACCACTGGACTTAAGACTTTCATATCTTTTAGAGGCCTTGTTTTTCCACCATTTGATGAGGTTCTCTTGATAGAATTTATCAAAGTTGATAGGGTTTTTCTCTAGAATGTCAGTATCTCCTCGAATAACTTCTCTAGAATTAGCAAATCCATAGTCACTAAAGTAGACTCTTTTCTTTTCAGTTAGATTCTTTGCATTTACAATTGCAGTCTGGAATTCCGCAGCCTTTTGAGAAGACGAGTTCTTTTTGATGATAGATATCATCTTTTGTTGAGTCTTTAACTTGCGACTCGAAGCGTCCTCTTTGACTAATAATTTGTTGTTGTTTCTCTCTATAAACCATTTATTTAATCCCTTAAAGACATCATCATGTAACAAAGGAGTAAAGTCACTCATAGTCAATCCTTTGTATCTCATGTATGGTTTCAATCCATCATATTGAGATGATGACTTCGTTGTGCCATAGAGTGATGTGGTTTCAAATAAACAAATATCTGAACCATATTTACTATTTAACTGTTCTCTGGCTTCATGAGAACAACACAACAGAGCAAGAAGTTTACCACCAAGATAATTAAATCCAAATGGTTGAGTGGGAACAATGATAAATCCCATGATTGAATGACGATTAAATCTCTTCAACTCAGGTGGTTTACCTAACCAATCATTACGAGGTTTGCAATTAATGGTAGGAGAACCAAAACGAATAAATCCCACAATCTTTTTAGTATTTGTTTCCATGACAATCCACTTAAGTGACTTGCCTGGAATTGAACTTTCGATTGAATGAGATGTTGTTATCTGTAGTCTCTCATTGAAATATTCATTTGTGAAACTATCTGAACTTCCAGCAGAATAAACTTTGAAGTTCATATCGTTTGGGTGCATGTCAAATGCATCAAACATATCTTCTTCAGGCCCACAGCCAGGAAGATATGTCGGCATCTTTGACATACGATCTAATTTTACATTACGAAGATATTCATCAATACGACCCATGTTTGAGAAGTAATCGATGAATTGGTCTGCTGCATATGCAGCATCACTTTCACTTAGATTCATCTTATAATCATAGGGTTATCATAATAATCTTGTCTAGGTGTAGGTCTCATAAGACGTTTTTGTATCATAATACTAATAGTCTTATCGAACCACGCATCTAAGGATTTTGACATTGAACGATATCCAGTGCCAACATAGATTTGTCCTGCCATCACGGCGAAGGTGCATGCACCCCAAAAAATGTAATATGCGTTTGATTTCACTTGATGTTTTAGTTTTGAAAATTTAGTCATCATGGTCATCCCAAGGGTCTGTTAGGTTTTTGTTTGCAAAGAAACCTTTGTATATGCCATATGCGGCCAACAAAACAGTAATCACTGCAATCGATATACCAAAAGTATAATCAGGATTAAATGTAAAGTGTGGTATAAGTGTGTCATTGCACTTTGCAATTTTCTCTGGATCACTCCAAGTGCCAGGCAAAGTATAAACTGGCGGACATGCTAAAAAAATCATAATTTGTTTTCGATCTTATGATAGACTTCTACATAAGATTCACATTTAGGACAAGTAAGGTTTGTAACTATATCATACTCCATATCTTCCACATCGTCAATGTCATGGTCTCCACCCCAGATAAGTTCTGTGTTACAATGCCAACAATTCATTATTCAAAAGGTAAGTGTGGTTTATTAAATTTAATTCTAAACTTTCTAAGAAATCTGTCGATAGCAAAGTCTCCTGATCCAAGTAGAAGAATACACAATGATCCTCCCATGTATAGAATCAGAAGTTCTAACAGGTAAATATTAAACCCTGCGGTTACAATTGCATGGTATATTGCTACACCAATTGTGCCTACGATTGATAGTGCTGCGAATCTTGTAAACAATCCTACTATCACTAACCAACTACCATAGATCTCAGAGTATGCTGCTATGTAAGATGACAATATTGGAAATGGTAATCCAATAGGTCTTACAAATGCATCTGCAAAATTCTGTATGTCTGCTGTCTTTTCATAACCATGATGTATTAACATGGCTCCTATTGATATTCTAAGTATCAATAAACCAAATGATTTAATCATATACCTAATAATTTTTTTTGTCGCTCAAAGTATCCATGCAGAATCCAAGAGCTGCTATTCATTTTGTCAGTGCCACCAATGCCATATTCAAATCTAACTCTTTCGTTGTTAGCAAATCCCATGACCTCTGGAGTGTTTGATGATCCACGATCACCACCATTACAGAAAATAACTTCTTTAGA